TTATATGCTTCAGTTCTTTCAACAATGTAATTTTCCATGTCTGCGATATCAGCAACAACTTGAGCAATCTTATCTTGTGTTCCACCATGTACAGGGCCCATAGATAATGCTGATGTTATTTTTAGCGATTTAGCTTTTAACATTATGATTATCAAGGTATTTATATGCCCTTTCTAATCGTCTTATTCCAGCATTTATTTGAAGTATTGCTTGCTTTATTGCTGTTCTTTCTTCCATTTGTTTCCCACCTTTAATAGGGAAGTAACCCATTTTCCCTTAACATTGTGAAGTATTTATCACGTTCATTTTTAACTTCACTGTTATATTCAATTTCTTCTAATAATTCAAGAACATCATTTGCTTTAATGCTGATATAACCATTAGTATAAGATTTGAATTTTAATCCTGTTAAAGCTTGTTCTTTTATTTCATTTTTCTTATATTTGCTTAACATTTGTTTATTTTCTCCATATTTTTAATAAATCTAAAATATGCCATCAAATCATATAACCTTTTCTCGTTATCGATTTTTACTTCAATAACACAATCACGCATAGAATAATTGAATTTGATGTGATATTCAAATGTGATTTTGTTGGAAATATTTTTGAATTTATTTTCAAGCTTTTAAATCCATTCCTTTTGTTAACATGTTCATCCCTCCGTTGCAGGTTTTACTTTAAAACCAGACAATACTTTTACTTGAGGCTTATTTTCTACCCTTTTAAGTACAGACCCATCACATCTAAATTCCCCAATAGGAATTTCTTTAGCTGCTTTACCGCCAAAATCATTAATATTCCCAGCTCCTGGCATAACATCAGGTAAATCAGCAGGAACCAATTTTACATTAGCTTCAGAATTTGCATTTTGAATTTCAGCAGCTGCAAATTCTAACAAATTAGAAATACGTTGTTGAATATTTCGCATTTGCTCTAAATTATCTTGCAATGTTTTGACCATTTTCTCTGTTTCATGAATCAAATTTGCATCTTCATAATACAAACTTTTTAACAAATCGAAACGTTTTAACTTATTCAACATCTTCGGCACCACCATTCTTAGTACTTTCAACAGCATTTTCATCAGTATCACACCTTAATTCTCTGAAATATAAACCAGCATCATTAGACGTAATAACTAACATCACATTATTATCACCGTCATAATACTTTTTCATAAATTTCAGTGCCTTATTTCGTAATTTGTTAAACCTTTTTTGTTTTTTCAGTTTAAATTTTTCAAATTTTTCATCAATTTGAATATCAACTAATTGGGAATTTACAGTTGGAATTAGTTTTTTCCTTTTTGTTGGCATTATTTTTCATCCTCCTCTACAACACCAAATAAAACAGGAATAATGCTTTTAACATTTTTAAACAAATTTTGCTTTTGATAAAAGTTTTCCAATGCTGTTTTATTTTTAGCAACCATAAAACCAACAGTACCAGAATTAAATTCAACTTTAAACAAATTGCGTTCATATTTAAAAGCATTAACCTTTTCCATTATTTGATATCTCCTTCATAGAAATTGATGTTTAATTCACTACCAACATCATTTTTATCAGCATACTTTTCAAGCCATGGATTTTCACCAATAATATCTTGAATCTTTTCAATTGCTTGTAAATTCCCTTGCATTGCACGTTTAAATAACATTAACATCATTAAAAATGTATTATTTAATTTTTTAGTCTTATTGGAAATAATACCATATTGTACTGCCATTTTATGTTGTTCAGCAGTAAGTGTTGCATTACAACTGAGGATAGTAGCCAATACTTCTTTTAATTTTGTATTCCTTTTTCTAGCTTCCTGAGCAGCATAAGCTCCTTTTCTTCTGATAGCTTTAGCTTCTTCAGGGTCCCTATCTTGCAACATAACCAATCCAGGGTACCTTTTACGAGTATATTCAATAGATTCTTCTGTTGCTTTATAGTGATGTCCGCTTTTATATGGTTTATTATTTTCAAAATTTTTATATTTTTGGCTATTAACAATTTCTGCTTCATCAAAACTATTATCAATAGCCATCATTTCATTTTTCATTTTATTCTTAACAGCAAAACTGTTAATTTTTGGTTTCCTTTTAATATTCATTCTAATTCCTCTGCTATTAGTTCTAATATTATTTCTAATCATTTGTTATACTCCTTTGTTGAAATTAAAATTAAAACAAATAGCATTTATTGTTAGGATATAGGGAAAGGTGAGGATATAATATAAATATTATAATATAATAATATTATATAAATATAATATATATACTACTATATACATATATCATATCCTGGCCTATATATATTATATCACATATTGTCGAAAAAGTATATTGTAAATATAATAAAAATTGCAAAAAATTTCTGTAACATTTGTAAAATATTTGTTACAATTTTGTAATATTTTCTGCCATCATTATTATGTACATTATTCATATAATTGCTATACAAAATACATGCCCTTCTGATGAACAGAAATATACCCCAGAGTTTAGTTTATATACCTACTAATAATTTTATATATGTAATAGGCTTAAATTAAATCTGGGGTATTCTAGTTAATATTTAATTATTTAGATTCAGGAGGTAAAAGGTTGTTAGATAATTTATCAAGGATGCTGATATTCTTCTCAGTATTTTTGATGCTACGGATTGCGGAATTAAGTTCATCAAGTGCAACTACTAATTCTCTGAAGGTGTCTTTATCTACTTTAGCTTCATTTTTTACAATCATTTCAAGGTTATTTAAAATGCAAGTTATAGTATTTTCTTTTGCAGCATTGAATAAATGCAAATCAGTGAAAAATGCTTCTTTCATCTGACGGATAGCCATATTATATCCTTCATAATAATCCTTTGATTTTGCAGGGACGGCTTTTAAATCATTTTCAGAATTTTTAGCTGCTTTTTTAGATTCTGCATAATCACTTACATCTTTCATTAATTTCATGAATATATCACTTGCAGTTTTAAAAGGGTCATTAGCTTCAATATTTGCTTTAGAATATTTTTCATTCAATAATTTTACAAATTTTACAAATTCATCTGCTGTAATTTTTTCCATTTTGTTTTAGCTCCTTTTTGATTATTCCTTTATTTTTATTTTACTGGCATATCTGGCGTTAATGTAGGAAAATCATTAGTGTTATTTTTACTAACATCCTTTTCAAATACTACATTTTCTTTTTGTTTTAATAGTTGTTGGAATGTAGGACAATTTTCATCATTGCAAGGGACTAAATGGCCCTTAATTTCACTATTAGTTCCAACTTTAATATTTTCATAATGGCAAGCATAAGTAATATTTATGCTATTAAAAATAAAAGCGACTACTAAACAAATTACTTTTAGCATTTTATCACCTCCTTTCAAATAGTATATATTTTAATGTCTTAAAGCTGGGTAATAAATACCTTTGGTAATAACTAATGCTGCTTTTAAAGGGGGTAAATATCTGAATTCTGAATTATCTGCAAACCGTCTGATGATATCAAACAATTTACGTTCAATTACATTCATTTCAATTTTATTGATATACATGTGGTTAACTTTATCAGCTTTCATAATCAAATCCTGAAGTTTGTCATGTACATCATCAAATCTTGCTTTAGCTTTAGAATTATTGCTAATAGGACCAGATAATTTTAAATTGAATAAAACTGCTGCAATGTTTCCATTACCTTCCATGAATTCTAAATATGCTTTGTTTAACATTTTATTTTCCTCCAATTTATCGGAATATATGCTATTCCCTTTATTTGGTTATATTATATCATAGTGTTATAGTATTGTAAATAGGAAAATCAACAAAAATACAATAAAAATGGGAGTATTGCTACTCCCTTGAATTTTATTCAATATTTTTATAATCTTCCTTGTTATATGTTTGCATCCATTTTATTAAAATGTTTGTTGCCCTAGTTTTTGTTAAGTACGGAAACGCTTCCATTAAGTATGGTACTGCTCCATACATGTTTGTTATTCCACTCCTACGTAATTTTTCAAGGTAAATAAAGTATGCTTTATAATTTCCACCAAACATTTGTTCTACCTCTTTTTTACTTCCTTTTGCAATAATTTTTGTAAAGCTATTTCGGCGGCATGCCTTGTATTAAATGTTTCTGAAATTGCCATTATAAAACTTTTGGTAACGAATCCCTTTAACTCTTTTGGGACTGGAATTTCTTTCATAACACTATAATGCGTTTTTCCGTCTATAGCATAGCGGGCTTCCGTTTTCATAATGCTATATTTTTTCATTATTAAGTGTTTATTCATATGTTTCTACCTCCTTGTAGCTGTATGTTTTTAGGTTTTTCCTTAAATATATTGTATCACATTTAATGTAGTTTGTAAATAGTTTTGGGTAAAATATGCATAAAAATAGGGAGTATTTCACTCCCTAGTATGTGAATATGCTATTCTGTGTAATTTTTGTGTTGGAATTTCAAACATCGTTTTATTGTTTGTTTTACTTTTGCATATCGTTCAAAAGCATAAACATTTGCTTCCTTTCCTTCTTCTAAATATGCTTTGGCTTTAGCTACTTCTTCTTTATAACTTTTATAAGCTTCACAACTTCCATGGCAACCAATATACCTATCAGTGCAACCTTTACATTTACATTTAATGCGATTATTAATATTCAAATCCATAAATACCGCTCCTATAAATATAGGCCACATGTATCAGAATGCCCTCAGGGATTACTAATATATATGACCTATGGAATTATATTATTTTATTATAAAGTGTTATCAGGAGCCATCCTCGTAAATATTTTATTATAAAGGTCTTCAAACACAACAGGGAAGCACCTATATAAAGCTAATAAAATCTGGTTAGCTAAATATTGCATATCAGGATGTGCTTTAGGGTCAGTACGTAATTTAATAAAATGCCTCCATTCACGCAAATTGCATGTCATAATTAATTCTGTCTTCAAGCTGGTATTTAAAACAGATCTTGCAATTTGTGGCTTAATTCCTTTATTGATTAGTTCATTATAGGCAATTGCACAATCAATACAATTTTTTTCCCAAATATCAAATTCAGGAGTATTGTATTCAATGTTGATAGGTTTGACAAAGCTGATTGGTTTACCTTTATAATTACAGTACCTTGTACTTTCTTGTGAGTATGATGCAATCCTATGTCGTACTAATTCATGGGATATTCCACGGTCAGTAACAATTTTAAAACTACAGGAAATGTGTTCCAAAACTGATTCATGTCCAAGCCTAATTAACATTTTAATAAAAGGTTCAGAACTATTATCAGTGATTTTGTCCTCAGATTTGTAACAAATTCTGCCAAATTGTTCAATATAATTATTTGCTACAATACCAGATAAATGTGGGAAAATCATTGCAGAAGGTTTATCAATAATTCTAATTAAACTACTATAATCAAATTTCATTTCCATTGGGATTCCTTCCCCTTTATTTGCTACCATTATAATTCCTCCTTTTATCGCAATATTTTAATACTTTTATATTCTTTCATGTTTAAGTTACGTTCAGGACTAGACAGAATGCAGAATATTAAATCTTCCATTGTAATTTTACTTGGTAGGTAGGTTTTTAATAATTGTTGGAGCATTTTATCAAATTCAGATTTTTTAATAAAACATGTAATGTATGTCTTATCTCCTTTGTATAGTTGTACTTTTAAAACAATAACATCAACTTTATCTAATGGTACTACTTGCATAAGTATCGTTTCCTTTCCATAATATATTTTGCTTTATCAGGGAATTTATATTCAATGAATTCTGCAAGGATTATTCGATGGCAAAATTCAAAAGGCTTACAATAGCAAACCAAAGTAATACGTGGAAGCCTTAATAAATTATCATAAATATCCTTGTATTGGTTAAATGTATTTTCAAGCTGTTCCCAATAGTATTTTTTGAAAATATTTTCAGGAATTAGTCCCTTTTTGTATCGCATAATTAAATCCCATTTAGGAGCTAATAAACAACCAGACTTCCTTGTAACATCTAGCCTATCAATTTTATTATATTTGATATTAGCAGTGTATATTTTTAGCATTTCCTATTTCCTTATAATCAATTGCTCAACTTCATCTGCTTTATTTATTAAAGCCATTTTAGGAGGAATTGTCCTATAACTTAGAACATTTAAGTATTTTGATTGCAATTCCATCATTTCTCCAATAATGCTATTATATTTATGAATAAATTGTGCATCTATTGTTTTGTCCCTGTTTCGCATATCATTCATAAATTGCAATTTCCTATTTAATTTTTCAAATCGCTCATTTATTTCATAAATTTCGTTGGGAGGATATTTACCATTATTTTCAGTTTTAACTTCAGCTTCAGTAATAGCAATTAATTCCAAAATACAATAGTTTGCAATATCTAAAAGCGTATCCTTTACTGATTCATTCTGGACATTAGCTTTAAAGTTATTACGGTATAATTGTTTTAATCGAAGGAATTTATCTTGCAACCGAATCAGAATAGCATTAGGATATTCATTCCTTGTGATATTAAAGCTATCACCATAATCAGCATTTTTAGCTTTGTAAACTTCATACATTTTTTCAGTGATTTTTTTGAACAGTTCTGCATTAGCCATAGTATTGCCTCCTATTTTAACATTTTAAAATCTAATTTAATATTCAAAACATCACAGATTTTAATTAAGTTCTTTAGTTCACAATTACGTTTCCGTAATAAATTACTGGGAGTATTTACTCCTACATCAGCAAAATCAGCTAATGTTTTTAAGTGTATTTGTTTTGCTTCTAATTGCAACAAAATAGCATTACATAAATCTGATGCAAATTTGCTATTTAAACCAGTATTAGGATTGAGCATCTGCGTTTCCCTCCCCTGTAATGTTTCCCATGAATAGGGCATTTAATATACGAGGAGTATATTTACGTTCACCAGATATCCGTTCCAATTGTGAATGCATGCTGCATTTAATTTTGTTTAGTTTATTTATTGTAGTTTTATTGCTAACCAAAAAATCATTAAATTCTTTTAATACTGCAATCGTATCCTTAGCTTCCCTACGTTTTGTGCTATAATTATGGAGTAGTTTGGCTACTATTGTTTTTTGTTTAGGTTTTAGTGGGTAGTTTAATTCACAATAATGGCGGATATCACAAATAGCTTTATCACAATCAGCAATTATATTGTAGCAACTTGTAATTTCCTTTTGGGTAAAATTTATTAAATCTAAAAAATTATCATAGCAACTTATGCATTGCTTTATTCCATGTAAATCCATAAAATCAGAATCCTTATATTTATGCTATATGGAATTGTAAACCAGAATTCCCTCTGAGTAATTTTATTATTTAATCCATTATAATATATGGATAGCAATATAAAGTATACTCAGAATTAAAGCTTGTAAACAGGAACATTATTTTGCTTACCAAACTTTAATGCTTCATCATGGGAATTGAAATATATATCAATTACTTTATTATCATAACGGTCAACAATATAGTCAGCTGTTCTATCTTCTACTGTATATATGTGGCCATTGATAATTACTTTGGTATTTAAAGGAAGGGGACTAGCAACTGAATGGTTAGGCTGCAATTTTTTACCAGAGCTACCAATAGCATAATTGGTGTGGGAATATTGACCACAACAGATTTCACAAGGACAATATGCAGTGATTGTATAATTGCCAATATATTCAGATTCAGCTTGGACTAAAACAGCAGCTTTGTCCATGATACTTTCAGTGTAAAACTGATCTACTTTTTCTAAATATTCATCTGTAGACTTAGATTCCTTTTTTAGCTCATCCAATTTCCTATTGTATTCCCTGATTTCAACAAGGTTATTAGGGTCATAAGGGTAAATTTCTTCAACATTTTCACCATAGGAAATTTTAGTAATGTTTTGTTTGTTTAAGTAGTTTTGATATTTTGCATCAATCTTACAAAACATATAATATACAACCAAAGCAATTAAAACCAATAAAACAATGCTGATGATTTTTCTGTCCCTTTGACGATTATATTGCCTTTGAATGTAATACCTTTCAGTAAAGCTTAATCCCTTTTTAGCCATTTTAATTACTCCTTTACATTTACAGTTTGATTTTTAACATTCGAGTTATAAAATTTATCGGCCTTTTCATACTCATTAAGCATGAACTTGGCCTTTACTACATCACCATATTTTAAGAATTGTCCATCATTAGTTTGAACAATGTATGGTAATTTTTCATCTTGAACTTTTAAAATAAGTCCAATACGTTCATATTGGTAACTACCATTTACCTCCTTCCTATCCAATGCCATAATAGCTGCTACCAATGTTTCATGTAATTGCTGTCTTACTTTTTTTGCAAGTTCTTTGAACTTTTCTTCCGTTACCTTTTTGTACTTAATCGACATATTATTGCCTCCTTATGTATATATTATAATACAAATATAACCAAAAGTAAACTAAAACTTTCACTATTTCCCAACAATGCCCCATGGTGTATTAGGATTATATCCATTCATTCCTGATATCATTTTTTTGCCAATTTAGCTAATGTTTTAGCACTATCTTTTGCTTTATTATCTTTCATCATACTTAAATCAGATGAAATTTGTTTTACTGCTGCTTTGACTCCTCCAATTGGACCCACATCATGATAATGATTTTGTGCATCATAATATCCAGTTAAATTTCTATCAATATACTTTTCATCAACAAGGTCATATATTAATTCATTAAAATTATCAAACATAAATTGCTGCTTTATTGTTTTACTAAAATGTAATTTCCAAACATTATGCACAATTTCAGACATTGTTGTCCAATCAATGCCTATATTATTTTTGAACAATTCACTTACAAATCGTTTTGAATTCCATATCCACCAAACAATTTCATCTTGCCTTTTATTAAAATAATCAAACGAATAATTTTTTGTAAATATTAAATTTGCATACCTAATATTATTTATAAATGCATCCTCACCAAACAAAATATATGTTTCAATAATTGGCATATTTTTTGATACTTTTAAGAACTTAACATTGCCAACATTATTTTTTCTCAAATATTCTATGTATGTCCCTTCAACAAATTCTTCAAAACAACATTTAATCCCAATCATATCAGGATTATTACTTGCACAATATATTGAATAGTATTCCATACACATTAAACAATAAATCATGTATTCAACTTTATGTTCCTTGTTTGATTTTAAATATGCAGTCAAATTCATATAAAATTGTTTTCTTGCTTCACTACATCTGCAAAATATTTCAAATATCTCAAACAACACTTTGTATTTTCCATTTTTGATTACTTTCCGATAAATGTTGTTATAGCCTCTCCTACTTCTTCTATTAAACAATAAACCATAAATAACAGACATCAATCCTTTGATATTTGCATATCCAACTTTTTTAACTAATGTTTTGTTTGCTTCCCTAAAATCTTCCAAAAAATCTTTAACCAATTCCGGTTTAAATACTTTTAAACATGTCACCATTTTCTTACGATATATTTCATTTGTATCAATAGCAAATGTATTTAAATGTGAGCAATAATTCCCAGTATCAACATGCTTATAAACCTGGATTCCATTTTCATTTTCAATCATTATTTGTTTCCCATGAGGACAAGTTAAGTTAAGCATTTATCATCATCCTCCTTTTTAATACTTCTTTTGTGATTTCATTATGCAAATCTTTAATATTAACTGATTTGTAACCATCTAATGTTGCACCATTTACTGCAAACTTAATAATACATATTCCTGCATTTTCCATAACATTTTCAAGCTTTTTAGCAGTCACTTTGTCAAATGTTTCACCATCAGATATTACAAACAATAATTTCAATTTGCCTTTTAGCTTCTGTTGCAATACAACCCTATATGCAGATGATACATCAGTACCACCATTTGAAACAGGACATATATAAGAAATATCAATTGATTCATGAAATTGTTTATTTATTTTTGCACCTGCATTATAATCAATTTGCATTGTTCTAATCCCAGGAATTCTATTCACTGCACTTAAAAACATTATTACTGATTCAGCGTAAGGAGTTTCAACATCTTCAGTGCTGCCAGAAATGTCCCTTAAAATAATAATATCAACATCAACTAATTCCTTCTTTTGATAATTATAAACTTTTGCATCTTCATTTGTTTTGCTTGACAAATATGCTAACTGTTGTTTTTTGAAATTAATATCACCATCAAATGCATTAACAGGAACAACCTTCGTAAATACCTTTTTAAACATCTTTTCCATTTCAGAAATTTGATGCTTATACTTATCAATTGTTTGAAGGAAAAATGTTGAACCATTCTTTTTCGGTAAATTTGCCTTATCTAATGAAGCTTTAGCTCCCTTCATCAAATCATTAGCTTTATTCACCATTCCTTGCATTGCATCTTTTGTTTGTCCAACTTGCATATTAATCATATTTCTCGTAATAACCTTTATATCAAGTTGTGGCATATTTGACATATCTTTTGCAAAAAACTCATTGTTGTACTTAATATAACCAGGAACATTTCGCGGATTCATTTTTATTGAATTCAAAACAAATTCTGTGCTATTTTGTGATGCTAATGAACCAAATTTATCATTTTGCTTTAATAAATTTAAAACCAATGCAGCAACTTTATAACAATCAATTATTCCACAACGTTTTGATATTATCAAAAATGGGAATACTTCATTTATAATTTTTTGAAAATCTTCATTATACTTTATATCTGCTAACTCACTATCAATAATTTGATATTTACAAAACTTTTTAATAAATTCAATAATATTACAATACAATTGATTAGCATCATTATCAAATTTATTATCTGTTGGATTCAATTGTGAAAATGTTTTACCATCAATAATAGTTTGTTCGTCATACATTGAAGAAAAAATATAAGCAAATTTTGCAAGTTCTTGATAATTCATTTCCAAATAGTATAATATTTTTGCATTAATGACAGCATCAAAAACCTGCTTAAATGTTGAGTTATCATAATTTTCTGTTAAAATTTGATTGTTCAAAATTATATCAAATTCCCTTTGAGTGACACCTGCTTCAAACTCCTCCAGCAATTTATATTTTGCTAACGTTTGAACAATAATACCGTTCACAATTATATCCAACATTGTACCATTTTTCATCCATGATGTTTTTATTATTTGTTGCAAAATTTTCTTATTATATAACAAATAAATTGTTTTTGTATTCCTACCAATTTGTATATTTGCAACAGTTCTTTCTGGCATTGAATCATATGCATATTTTGCTTCTTCATAAATCTCATAATTTTGAAAAGTTTGTTCAACAATATCCCTTAACTTCGGAATAAAGTTTGTACGTGCTGTTGGAATGTTTTTTGTTAAACCACCATATAAAGCAATCTTTTCTTTAAGTTCTTCACGTTCATAAACTTCAATTTTCCTATTTGGTAACAAAATATCATAGTTAATTAATTTTAACATAATATCACCTCAAATGATATTTGCCATCAATTTACTTTTTGCATCCTTTGAATCAAAAAATCCCATATCAATATCTAAATAATACATAAAACTTTGTAAAATGATTTCCTTGAACCTTTTAACAGAAATAGAGCTTACATAATCAATTACTTCTTGAACTTCACTGCCATTTATTATTGTTACATCTTTAGGAGATTCACCAAAAATTCTTGTTGCAATAGTTCTCCTCATTGCTTCTTTGTCCTTTGACATTGTGAAATAGTCATCAGTTTTTCCTGCCTTTTTATATTCCAATGCCAACATTACAGTAGCAATTGCAGCATTTCTTACTGACAATGGATATTCTTCACTTCGTACTTCTCGCATTAAACCAACAATATAATTTATAACATTATCAGGAACATCAGACTCACATTCCAATTCATCATCAACAATCCTTTTAACAATTTCAACTTCATCATTTTGTCCAGGATATTCAAAATTGAATGCAACCAACCTTTGTGCAAAACTTTGTGGTAATTTAACATTACCTGCGTAGGTTGAAGTGTTAGAACAAAATACAATTCTAAAACTATCAGCAGCATATACAATTTTATCACCAATTGCTGTTACTGCAGTCCTATCAAGAATGCTATTAAACATTAACAAAATTTCCTGCATGCTATGTGTTGCTTCATCAACAATAATGATTCCACCATTTTCCATACAATCTGCAACAATACCATTTTCAGGTACCAAACTACCATTTTTTAATCTTAAGCCTAAAATTAAACTTGTTTTAGTTTGTTCTGGACTCAATTGAACATAATATGCATCAACATCATGTTTCATTGCATATTCTTTCGCAATGTTCATTGCAATAATACTTTTACCACTACCAGAAGGACCAACAATATATAATGGCCATTTCGTATTTTCAATTACATTCAAACACCTTTTCAACATCCTTCTACCTTCAACACCAACTACACGTGGTACTTTCCTAACATCCAATTTTGTATTAATATTATTTGCCATTTCATTTGCCTCCTGAATATATTAAGGATAGTCTACTAACTCCCTCGTAAAGTTTGTTAGTAGACTATCCTATATTTGATTGTTAATGATTCTTAGAAGTCATCCATGTCATCGTCTTCATCATCATCTTCAACTACCTTTTTAGCAGGTTTTTTAGCTTTAGCAGCTTTCTTTACCGGCTTTTTAGGAGCTTCTTCTTCTTCATCCTCATCATCAAAATCATCATCTTCGTCTTCATCTTCAACTACTGCTTTTTTAGCTTTAGCCTTTTTAGCAGGTTTTTTCGGAGCTTCATCCTCTTCTTCTTCATCATCTTCTTCTTCAGGTTCAGCAACCTTTTTAGCTTTAGCTTTTTTAGCAGGTTTTGCTTCTTCAGCTTCCTCAGCTTCAACTTCTTCAACATCATCTTCAGAAGCACCTGCATCTGCTTTCAAAGCTGCTTCAACTTTGCGAACAGAAATATAATCAGGAATTGCTGCAATGATTTCATCTTCAGTTGCAGTTGCAAATAACGGGAATCGACGACCGATATCCATTCTTGCTTCCTTGTCACCACTTCTCAAAGCTTCATAAGCATCTGCTACTTTCCATTTTCTTGCCATTTTCATTTACCTCTTTCTTACTTTAAATTTGCTAACTTGGTGTGGGGTTGTGACCACCTACCTGCCAGCATTAACGGGGAATTTGTCCCCGCCACTCTGCTTTATTCTACTTCAATTGCTTTTACTGAGAACCAAAAACCTCTAAAAGTTATTAACCTTTCATTTTTAACTCTCATGATATTTTCGTAGTATTTATCAGCAATTTCAACATCAATTGTATCTGCTGGTTGTTTTGCTTCCATTATAGCCATTAAAGCTTCAGTTGCCTCAAATACTGAATGGCAAACCTTTTCAAATTTAACTCCATTAACTTCAACCTTGACTAATAATGCTTTCATAACCAAGTCCTCCTTATAACTTAATGTTTTTAGGTTTTTCCTTGATTATATTATAATACACATTTACTAATTTGTAAATAGGTTTTTTGATTATTTTGCAATTTTTCTTCTGCTTTAAATAAAGCATTTCGAATTTCATTTAAGATTTCAGCATCACAAATAATTGCATTTTTAACAAACATTTTAAATTCCTTTTTACCATCAACAAATGTAATTTCCTGAGCAATACTAATTTTGCCATCATTTACATTCTTACTAATTACAACATCTTTATTTTTAGCAATTGTTACCCTTGCCAATTCTTCAAATTTTTTATTCATTTACAAATACCTCTTTTCTTATCTTTTCAAAAAACATTGCTTTACAGGTTTTCACCTGGTCCATATCAATAGGATTTTCCCTATCACAGTTTTTTCTTAATTCTAATAATTGCTTCCTTGTTGCTTTAGCAATTTTTACAATTTTATCATAATGTAATGCTTTTTCTTCAATATCCATAAATGCCTCACTTTGCAACCAAACATAAACGAATATTCTTTTCAAAGCATTCATTCAACAATTCAAAATTTACATCCATACTTTCCAATTGAAGTACAGCATCACCTTCACGATTGATTCGTAAAGTTTTGAACCTTGTTTTACCAATAATGCCTTTTGTTCCTTCACCATTGTCAGCTTGTGTTTTGATATCATTATTTAAAAGCATTACAACGTTGATATATTTTGCTAACTCAGAAGCTGGGAAAACAAATTTCAAAGTTGTAATTCCACTTTTGTTGGTATTACTCCCATCATAAGTACAAGCTAAAATCAATTTCTTTTCATCCATTTTCTTTCTCTCCTTTTTTCAAACACATCACTTAATGTTGATGGTTTTTGTTTTTGATTGTTTTGTATTTTTGATTCTTCTATAATTTCATCAACCGTTAATTTCCCTTTACCTTTTATTTTTGTAATAGGTTTTTGTTTATGTTTTACAATTTCTATAGGTTTTGCTTTTTCAAACTCCTGCCCTTTTAAATACTTTGATAAATTTTCAAGTTCTGCAGGAACAGTAGCAATAAGCATTGGCCCATCAACAAATTGTACAACAAAAATAGGAATTTTTCTATCAACAGTTGCATGATATAAAAGCTTTTCAACATCTAATCGTTTAAATGATACTTGATTAGATTCTGTGCTTTTTAATTGGCAAATTATATCATCATTATATCCATCTTCTTTTAATATTTCTCCTGCACCACTTCTTGGTGTAGATTTTAGTCCAAGTTTTTCAATTACTTTTCTTTCATTTGCATACCAGAATTTTGAAGTCCTACGTTTCACGATTCAAAATTGCTCCTTGTTTAAGTGGATATAATGAAATACAAATTGCATCAGCCATATCATCATTGCCTTCAACATCAAAATCAAATTCATTTTTAATAAATTCAATTGTTTCTAACTTTTTATTTGACGTTTTATGTTTTGATGTTCCAACAACTTTTGACTTCCAGCTCCTTGTATCAACAGAATAAACAGGAATGTCAAAAGTAAAAGCTATATCAACAATAGAAGCAATTAGAGCACCAGTTGCTGATATATAACTTTTTGAAATAAATCCTTGTGAAAATGTTCTAATTTTCTCACAAATTATAATTTTAGGATGATAATTTAAAATCAAACTTTTTACAACTTTTTTCACAGCATTACGTTTTTCTGTTTTTGTTTTCATTTTTTTAAAATCTATACTATCAGCATATAATAATTTCCCATTTTCCGTTACCGCAATACCTGTTCTTGTATAACTTTCATCAATTCCAATTATAGGATATTGCAATGCATTTTTAATATATTCTAATTCTTCTTTATTTTTAATTTTAGCCATACAATCACCTGCATAAATTATATGATTTTACTTCAACACCAAGATTATCTGGTAAAATAAAAGCTTTCTGTTCTTCATTGTAATGTTTCATAAACCAAGTAAAAATACTTGCAGCTTTTTGCAAATTTTTATCGGTTGCATATTGAACAAAAGTAACATTTTCCAAACCTATATAACCAAGAAATTTTTTCTTAAGTGTTAAACCACATTCCTTATTTCGATATGAATATGATTTCAATTCCACAGAACAAAAAACACTTAATGGTTTTAATAAAAATTTATAAAAAGCATTCGTTTTTAAGTTCACTAATTTTAATTCAATTGATTCTTCATCATTACATTCAATAATGATTTGTCTAATTCCAATTTCCATTTTATCGCCTCCTAAAAATAATGGCTTTACATATATATTATATCATACTTTATTAAATTTGTAAATATTTTTATAATTTTTCTTTCCTAATTCCAAAACATGTATCTGACATTGGACAATCCTGTGCCCTTTTGCATGTTAAACTTCCACATTTGCGTTTCACCAGTTTTCCCTCTGATAAAAGTTTGTCCTTATATGTGGATATTTTATATAACCTTTCCAAATAGGGCCTTACAACATTAAAGTCATAATCATAGGCCAATATTTTTATCTCCTGTGTATTTTTGTCTTCACATAAAACGAATCCTTGAGGTATACAAGTAAAATGCATATATAATTGTAATTGTTTTGTCCCTTTTGGATGAGTATCTTTTAAATGTTTAAATGCAAAAGTATTCATTGACTTAATTTCACAAACATAAAACTTACCATTAATTTTAACAATTGCATCAGGAGTCATATATAAATCCAATGATTTTGAATAGCCCCTATCTTCAATTGCTACAGCAATTCCTGCATTCTTAAACATCCTCTGCCATTTTTCATGAATTGCTTCACCTTCACGAAATATTCTTGCTAAGCTTACCGACATTTCTTCCTTTTCAGCCTTATTCCTTTTGTATACTAAACTAAGGACCTGTTCCCTATAACAAAAATTATTTTCACTATCAATAATTGCTGAAGCATGTAAACCTTTTCTGTCTTCATCCTCTTTTGACTTAACAAAAAATAATGAATTTAATTTATTTTCAAGCATTAAAGATAATGTAGATGATGGTTCAACTTTAATCCTGCTCCTTTTTACTGCATCTGCAATCGCTGCACTTTTATTCATCATCTTCATCCTCCTCAACTTCTGCTCTTAGCCTTTTTAGCTCCTGATTCCTTTGCTTCATAATTTCTTTTCTAATTTGTGGAACATCATCAACAGGGACAAATCCCCTATCAAAAACAATTGCCAATGTACATTCCCCTAAAGGATTGCAAACTTTACTTTTTATAACTTTTACCTTCATAATCATACCAATAATTTCTTTTGCTGCTGAGTTCGCAGGATTCTTATTCGGTACTTCAATCCAACTCATTCTATTCACTTGCAACCTAATTGAAGCAAAATGTTTTAATGCCCTACCACCAGGTGTATGAGTTTGAGGACCAAATAATCCTGCCTTCATTTCATCTCTCAATTGATTGATAAAAATTACTGTTGTTCCAGATTGCTCACATAATGTTACAAGTTTTGGAAGTTTTGCAGCTAATAATGCAGCAATTCTGCCACGTTGGCCTTCCTTCTCCATGTCATCTTCTTCGAATTCTTTCCTCGTTATCATTGAAGGAACAGAATCTATAACAACCAATGGAACATTTGCTTTTGATACTTCTTGGATTGTTTCCATGCATTGTTCTCCATATTCACATCTACGAATAAACAACTGCCCCTTTTTATTTCCAAATATTTTAGCCCTTTTAGCATCAAATGTCCCTTCAATAGGAATATCAACAGCAACTTCATGTTGAGCAAGTAAATGATATGCCAATGTAGTTTTTCCTGCGGATTCAGGCCCAAACAATTCAATAAACCTGCCATAGGGAATTCCACCACCAAGTATATTGTCTAAATCTTCTAATCCTGTAGACCATCTATCAACAACAAAAGTTGACTTTTCAGAATCCAATGAAAAAATGCTTCCAACACCATATTCCTTTTCAAATGTTTTTAATGTTGCTACTAATTTCTTTTTATCGATAGCTTTAGTCATCATTAACACCTACCTTACTTGAATTTCCCTATGGTATATTTTTCTATTCTCAATTATTACTTGTTTCTTCCTTACATTTTCATTAAATTCTAATGAACCTGCATCAATCAATGCCTTAACAACCCTAGCATTACAAGTCCTTTTTTCATTTTTATCTTCAAAATCAGGTTTATCAAGGTATGGCCCATTTTTAGCAATTGCTTCCGCTGCCTTTTCACCAACACCTTTAATTGTTGTTAGCCCCCTTGATATGCATTTACCACCAAACATTTCAACTGCACCATAATTTGCTGTCCCATTAACATGCGGTGGAAGTATTACAATTCCTGCTTTTGATGCCTCTGTTTCATATACTGCTAATTTTTGTTCATCAGATTCATTTTGTAATGTTATCAACCAAAATTCAAATGGATAATGCACTTTGTACCACATTTGTTGAAAACTTAATAAACAATATCCAACTGCATGACCTTTGTTAAATAAATAACCATTTAACATACTTTCAAATAAATCACTATATTCTTTCTTTGAATATTCTTTGTTTACTTTTCTTGCATGTTTTAAGAATTTTTCCCTTATTCCACCAGGCCCAAAAATAATTTGCCTTTTTTGAATGTTATCATTACTATGTAAGTCAAGTCCTTTCATTAGCATTTCTGCTTCTTCCCAATCAAGTCCACCTAATTGAGTACATATTCTCAAAATATCTTCCTGATACACGAAACATCCATACGTTTCAGGTAAGTATTTTGCTGCAATATAATCAGCATTTTCATTATTATTTTTAGCATTTGCAAATTGTTCTGGCATTCCACACCCTAATGGACCAGGCCTATTCAATGCGGATACTGCAGCAACATCAGCAAAATTTGTTGGTTTAATTAATTCAAGAATTCCTTTTGCTCCAGCTTTTTCATACTGGAATACTCCATTTGTATCACATTCCCTAAATGCTTTTATAACTTTTTTATCAGTTAACATCTTTTCATCATATTTTGCACCTGTTAACTTTTCTAATTGTTTAATAATTGATACAGTCCTTAAGCCTAAAATATCCATTTTTAATACTTTAAGAACATGTAAATCATTTAAATCAAAACAACTTTGATAATTACTTCTAACCCTTATTAAAGCAAATTGGTCAGTTAATTTCCCACAAGTTATAGCAACTCCACCTGCATGCCTTCCCATAAAACGTATTTGACGATAAAATTTATAGAACAATGTTACTACTCCTGTTTCATCATCAATTTGCCTTAACTTTTTATTGTTTAATAATGGCTCAAGCTCAATATCAATGCCACCCATTGCAGTAATACTTGGATATACGACTCTGATTTCTTTTTTCATAATATCCATGTATTCTTTTGGCAAATCCTCTCTGACCCTAAATAAATCATTGATTAGATTGTCTGCTTTATATAATCCATAAGTTGTTATTTGTGCTGTTCTCCCTTTATATCGATTGTGGATATAATCAATAACTTCTTGCCTACGTTCTGACTCAAAATCCATATCAATATCAGGCATTTTATGTTTACCTGGTCTTAAAAACCTTTCAAACATTGTACCTTGCTGGATAGCATCAACATCAGTAATTCCTAAAGCATAAGCAATAATGCTCCCACAAACAGATCCACGACCATGTCCATAACCAATATCATTCTTTTTTGCAGATGCAATAATGTCCCAACAGAGAATGAAATAATCTTCAAAACCTAAATCAAAAATAATGCTTAATTCATATTTTGCTCTTTGAATATACTCCTTGTTCCACTTACCTTTTGCTTTCAATCCTTCCTTAATAAGCCTTTTAATTAATGTTTTTGTGTCCTCACCATAATCGACTTTCGGAATATCTTCAACAAACAAATTGTCTAAATCAACATTACATTTTTCAACAATTTCTGCCGTATTTTTTAAAAGCGGAATTGCACTCCTTTTATGCCTTTTTTCAAACCTTGCTTTTACTTCATTTTCTGATGGCATGTAACGAGATGAATAATCAGCATACATTGTACGATTGCCAATCTTATACATTAATTGATATGCTTCATAATCTTCAGGTTTTATAAAATGACTATCAGTTGTTATAATTGGTTTATATTTATATTTATCACAAATCTTTAAAAGCACATTATCAACTTTTAATTGAATATCATTCCCATTATCATCAACAACTTTGTATGGCATTATTTCAATATATAAATCATCACCAAATATTTGTTCTAAAAGCCTAATTCTTTTTAATGCTTTTTTATTATCATTTTCAAGAATTGCACTTGATGCTACTCCTGCTAAACATGCAGTAGAACAAATTAGCCCTTCATGATACTTTTTTAACAATGCCATTGTAACAACTGGTTTACGATAAAAATTTTCAACATTTGCAGCTGTCATCAACCTCATTAAATTTTGATATCCAATTTTATCTTTGCAAAATAAGCACATGTGATAATATCTTTTTTCTTTATCAAATTTCGGTTGAAAATAAATTTCACAACCTAAAATTGCTTTAATTCCAACATCCTTACAAGCTTCATAATGAGCAACTAATCCTGATATGCTACCATGTTCAGATATTCCCAGTGAAGTTAGCCCTAATTCATTTGCATATCTTGCTGCATCCTTTTGTCTCCCAAATCCATCAAATAAACTAAATTCTGAATGTCTATGTAAGTTTGTCCATCCATACATTATCTTCTCCACCTTTGCGTAAATTTTTCAACAAATTGTGGACATTGCAGCATATCCTTTTGACCTGCCTTGTATAAAATTTCATTTGCAATAATGTTCATATGATTACTTGTACGATACTTATTATCTTTACAATATTGTTTAAACATTTCACTATTTGCAAATAAATCAAATCTTCCCTTTTTAGTAGCATCAACAAATGCTTTATAAATTTTTGCTTGTTTCTTCCATTCTTTCAAATTATTACAATTGTATGTTAATACTTCTTCAGAATTCTTCATCATTTCAAAAATTTCAAAATTTTCTTGATAAACATGAAGGCTTCCAACTTGATGAACATAAGTACCAACATTAACACCTAATGAATTTGCAATAACTTCTTGAATGTTTGTAAAATTATAAATATCATAAGGCATTCCAAGTATTGCATCATTAGACCTCATTGTAACAATCAAATGTAGTTGATTATCACGAAGCATAAATTGTAAAGCAATTGTGCAAGGAGTATCATGACCAGAATAGTTTAACAAATCACATTCATGGCTATAAATTGTTAAAACTGCTTGCCTTGTATCTTTATCTTTTCTTATTTTATCAACAATTGTTTGAAGTCCTTTAGCTATACGATATCCATAAGCTCCATGCATTGTCATTCCATCATCACTAAATAAACCCATTTTTGAATTAAATGCCGTAAAATACTTTAACTTATCTTCTTTTAAAGCAAATAATAAAGATTCAATTGTTGCGTATACAATACTAAATTTTCTTTCAGGTAAATATGCCAATCTACTTCTTGGATTAGTTAAAACAATTTGAACTGCGGGAAGTTCTTTTGTAACTTTCCCTCTTGGATTCACATTAAATGCATCAACGAATTGTGTATTTAATTCTTTATATAATTCAGCAACACTTGAAACAATGATACTCATTTCATTCACCTCAATTTTCAATTATTTCTTCAATTATTTCTTTTAAACATAATTGCTTGTCTTTAATATTCCTTTTGCATTCATATAGCATACTTTTTACAAAATCAACATTTCCTGGCATATTACAATAATTCATCAAATGCTTTGCTTCACGACCAGTTTGTACTCTAAAAAATCCAGGAATTTTAAAATGATTATCAGCATCATATGATATATCAACAACCGGAACAGATCCCATTGAAATGCATTCAACATATCTTGATGTTACCCAATTATATTTTGTGTATAAATCCCTTGCAATAATTAAATGATATTTATATGCCATTGCAGTATCATAATACTTATCATATGAAAGCCTGTTGTCAACATTTCCATGTTTAACAAAACATTGCATAAAACATTCATCATGATATTTCTTTAATGTAATGTCACGCCCATCATTTAATCCACCACCAAAAAATAAAACATCTTTGTATATTTTATCAACAACTTTATTATATTTGAAAAATAATTCAGGAACATAATTATATGAATAATTTTTTAGCCAATCATATTTACTTGGTAAACAATGAAATTGTCCTAAAACATAATCACACAATCCAACTATTTTGCTACATTTGTCTAAACAATATAAGTCTGTTGCAATAAAAATTTTTGTCATTTTACTTGCTTGCAACATTTCACTTAGTTGCTCATTTTCCTTATCTGTGATTGCACCACCAATGAGTATAATTACATCATCAATATTTTTGACTCCTTTAAGTGCATCTACAATCAACAAATATTCATAATATCCACTATTTACATCTGCATTATTTCGATAATAATCTAAACCTAATTTTTTAATCATCATTATCACCTGCTTTTAACCATGCAACAATATCCACTAATGTTGACCAATCACAAAATATCGTTTTCAATTTCAATTTATTACAATATTTCTGAAATAATTCATCATGTTGGCTTTGATTTTTTCCATTTAATGATGCTGACAATTCAATGTTTGCAGGTTTAACATATATGATTGTTATATCAATTTTTTCATTTTTCTGCTCTTCAATCAATTTATTATGAATGATATTAAAATATTCATCAACATAATCCCTATTTCTTTCAATTGCAGAATAAACAACCTCAGTTAAGAAAAATCTATCACAAATAACATTTAAATCTAATTGTTTAACAACTTCAATGAATGTGAACGTCTTTTCAACAACAGAAATTAGATTGCTATGATTGTGGTCATAATATCCATGGTCCTTGTATATATGCATTCCTGTTTCATTACTTAAAATTTTTGCAAGTGTTGTTTTTCCAACCCTATCAATTCCTTCAATTGCGATTATTTTAGCCATTATTTTCACCTTTTTTCTTTTTTAATTCTTTCAAAAACAATGCTTTGTTTGTCACAAATCATTTCTTTAATTGCTCTACAATTATAACCTTCAGCCAACGTTAAATTAATTAAAAATAGCCAGCAATCAGCTAATTCTTCTAATGTACTCCATTCATCACGTGTTCCTTTATGAAACGGCTTCCATGTTTTATCAGCCTGAAGGACTTCACCAACCTCACTTACTAAACCTAATGCAAAATAACTTACTAAATCTGGCTCATGTTTTGGCAACGTTTTATTGAAAGCAATTTTTTGCAACTCAATTTGTTTTTGAAAAATATTTTCCATTGTTTTTTCCATTTTATTTCACCTTAATTCCTTTTAATAATTCTTGCGTTTTTTTTATCAACATCATTCCAGCAATTGCATTCAAATAAATGCCACATTTTTTTACTTTAATATTTTGCGGTATATGTTTTATAAGTTTATTTGACTTAAAAGGGTCAAGCACAACTATTTCATCATCAATGCTTTCAACAATAGCATCAAAAAAGCTTTTTGTTGTGATTACTACATTATTTTCAAGAATTCCAGCAAATAAGATTCCAACCATTATTCATTCCTCCAAAATTAAATTATGCCGACTAACATCTTCATTAGCCGGCATAATAATTATCTCCTACGTTTCATTCTTGATTTGTTGGCTACTGAAGCTTTAGCTTTTTTCTTAGGAGGAGGCAATTCATCTTCTTCTTCGTCCTCCTCCTCATCTTCATCCTCATCTTCATCTAAATCTTCATCATAGTCATCATCCTCTTCATCTTCTTCTTCATCTTCAATTTCATCTTCATCGTCTTCATCTTCATCATAATCATATTTCTTAGAAGGCTTTACTTTTTGTTTTCGTTTTCTTGGTGTTTCATCCTCTTCTTCTTCACCAATACGTTCAATGTATTCTTCAACTGTTTCTTCTTCACTTACCGTATTAAATGCTGCAAACAACATTTCAAACATTTTCTTTTTAGTAAACGGTTTAACATTTGCAGTGAATTTAGTGATTTTCCCTGTAGGAATAACAGCATAACTTGTATCTGTTCCTGTACCATTTCTTTGGATTACCATATCCTGAGAAACAATATCACCAAGTGTCTCATAAACCGCTCCAAGTGCAGGTAGTGGAGTTGACCTTGCAGCTTTAAAGAAAAATAATTCTTGTTGTTTTGTTTCATAATTATAAACCGGCCAACAATAATGTGATTGTGTTCTTACATCACTATCTGAAGTATCACAGTTAGGACATTCAACCCCTTTGTATCTCAAACAAGGATGTTGAAAACCTTGCCATTTTGTATGCATTACAACTTCAATACCATCTTCAAAATCAACTAAGAACCTTACCCTTACCTTGTCTCCTGCTTTCTTAATACCAAACAGGTTTTTGAAATTGCCTCCTGATTTTGCAATATCAGATTTGATTGCATCAAGAATGCTTCTTTTTTCTGTCATTTGTTTTCTTCCTTTCGTATTTGTTTTTTGATATTCATCCAACAATAGTTGAAATGAAATTTATCTAAGTCACCAATATCTTTTATTGAATTTGGTAACTTAAATCGAATTACATCAAAATATTGTTTTAAGTATTCTGTTCCCTTTTCACCAGTTGGAGTATTATCTAATGCAGATATTATTTTTGTGATTCCTTTTTGTTGAAGTTTTGAAATTTGTTCATCAGTTATTTTCCAACCAAGAATTGCAACTGAATTCTTAATTCCAAATTGTTGTAATTTTAACCAGTCCATATAACCTTCAGTTATTACAACATAATCATCAAAATAATTTCCAACCAATGTTCTTCTTCTACTAAAACCAAAGTTATATAAATACTTCCTATCACTTGGAACAACTGCTCTTGATACATACCCTTTAAATTTTCCGTTATCAACCATTGGCATAATGATTGGATATGTATCATTATAATTAATTCGAATATCACATTCTTGCATTACTTTTCTTGTGAACCCTCTTTTCAACATATACTTTAAAGCAGCTGTTTTCTTTTCATGTTTCCAATCCACAGTTGGTAAACTATAAAAGTAAATTTTTGCATCGTTTAAAGCTTCTTTATTTGTTTTTTTAGTTGATTGTTTTATAGTAATATTTTGTGTTTGTTTATTATATATTATTTTATTATATATTATTATCGCTTTCAACGGAGAACATTTTTCAATTCTCCTAACGAATTCCAAAATATCACCTTTTGCTCCACAACCATAACAATAAAAGTAATCTTTGTCAATATTTACTTGTAAGCTTGGTTTATCATCCCCATGGAATGGACATTTTATCTTGACCTTATCATAAACAGTATCATCAATTAGCTTGTAATGATATAAAACTTTTGCAAAATTTCTTGTTGGCTCATCCATTATTTCTTTTTCCGACGAACAGTCAATGCTTGAACTTCTTTGATTGTATATGCATCTTCTAAATCTTGAATTGTTACAATCCCATTTTTCAATGCATAATCAAGTTTTGTATCATTAACTGTTTCAACTTTTGTGATAATCTTTTTAAATTCTTTCTTTAATTCCGGATATCTTTTTAACAAATCTTTTAAACCATCAATATCACAAACATAAACAACATCAGCAATTTGAGCAATCTGCTTTTTATCTAATTTCTGAAGTACTTTTGCATTATCAATATTCGCAGAAATTTTTGAAGTAAGAACTGCACTTAAGTTCTTTTCTCCACCATCATCTAACAAATACTCATAAATGCCATTTTCATTCATATCACTTTTTAATTGATTCACATACTCCTTTTTTGCATCTGTTGCTTTATTAATTTCCTGAGTAACGTCCTCAATATTGACCATTACTTTTGCAACAGCACTACCAACTTCAACACTTTTTACAATTTTCTTTTCTTCCATTTTCATTCATCCTTTCGTTTGTTAATTAGCCAGACTATCAATTTCATAATAATCTTTTATTGCCTCAGTTAAAGCTTTATATAAATATTTAACTGGGAAATTCTTTGCTTTATATGCTCTTAACATTGATTCAAAACATTCTTTAAGCGGAACTTCTAACCTTCCATGCCTTGCCCCTCTATCTTTAGTGTATGGTCTCAAAATATAAATATAACCATCCACATCATTCCCTTGGTCATCCCTTACTATAACTTTTTTCTTTGAGCATTCCCAATTACTTCTTGTATGAATGATTACATTTTCAAAATGTTCAAATTCTTCTTTTTTATAAAACTGAACCAACAACCCATAAACTTTATCTTTAGGATTATTGGTTCGCTCAACGGTTGGATAGCCGAAAGCACAATCACCAATAAACAATAATTTTGCACCCTTTAATACCGCTCTCCTCTGAATCGAATGAGCTAAAAATAATGAATAAATTTTAGAATCCATGTGAGTATCAAATACGAATATTGGCTTCATTTGTTGGCCACCCCATTTATTTATTTTTGATTATGTTTATATTATATCACAATTATGTGTAAATGTAAATATATAAAATGAACTATTTTTCATACAAAAATAAAATATGTGTTTACCATGTCTTTGCACGATAAACACATATAATATAAAATTATTACATAACCACTTTGGTATAATATCTGAATGCTTTGCCAGGAGCAACATCCTTGTCCTCCAACCATGCTTCAGTGGCTTTTACATATGAAGTTGTATCTTTTCCAAGTAACATCGACATATCTGAATAAAGCATATTCATAACATAATACCAATCCCAGCTATTATAATCTTCATCAAATACAATTCCATGATTTTTAGCAGCACTTGTTGTTTGTTCATGGGTCCAATGTTCACCAGTTGTACCATCTGCATTTTGCATCTGTCCTACAGCCTTTTTAGCTAAACATTCATCAAAATGTTCACCATGAATTTCAACATAAACACAAGTCATAATATCTTCATACATGTCCTCGTTTAATGCTTTTATTACCATCATCTTTTCATCAAGCATTTCTGATAAATCGTAAATGATGTCATAAAAATCCGGACTTGATTTGATTTTCCTAATCAACTCATGAAATTTATGCATTTTACATCACCACTTATGCTTCACGAATAACAATAATATTTGCATTATTTACTGTTGCTGCACCGGTAACCTGCACCTGTAAACTTGCCGTATTGTCAATCACACATGGACAAGATTTTAATACCCTCAACAATGTTGAAATACTAATATGATAGCTATTCCCAGCAACAGCTAAAATTGTAGCTTGTGCAGAAGGAATAATCTCACCATTATTTAACAACTGAACAGTGATGTCTCCTTCAGCAGTTGGAACAATGTTCAAATCAACAAATATAGAATAAATGCCACAACCTTTAACTAAAACAGCATTAGACCCACTTACATGGTTTAATACTTTGCAATTTGTTAAAATTCGATTAGTGTCAAAATCAACAAATCCATCTGCTGTAACAGTTTGTGAAGCAGTATTTATTGCATTTAATAATGCATTGCACATCATAATTACCTCCTTTTGATAATATAGGGCGGATTATTTCCGCCCCATTTATCTAATTAATTAGCAACCACAACCATTGTTGCAACCATATCCACAACCATTACCATAATAACCTACTGCCTGATAAGGGCTACAAGTAATATATGCAGGCTGAGGGAAAGGTCTTAATGTGCCAATAATATTAGCACTTTGTGTCTGCTGGCTAAGCTGGAAGTTTGCAGTTTGCAATTCCCTATCACGATCAGCAAGCTTATCACGCAAGTTCTGCATAGTATTGCTATTAATTAATGCACGAGTTGCTTCACCTTCAGCATGAATTGCAGTAGTGATTTCACAAGTATTACGATAATTTTCTGCACGAACCGCATCAATATTGCGATTAGTGTCACAGCAGCACTGTTGGGCAGCAAAACGATTTTCAGCAATACCTGCATTTACAGCAGAGAAACCAGTGCAAAGGTCACGCTGAACACCATTAAACCCATTCAGCATGGTAGCATTCTGTGCATAAAAACCATCACACAAACCATTATTAATACCATCAAGTTTACGAAGTATAGACTGGGTATCAAAACCTTGCTGCATTTCTACCTGAGTCAAACCAGGACCATTGCCCCAGGCATTGCGACCAAAGCCATTGCCCCAGCCACCCATTAAAGCAAACAGAACAATAATCCACATAAACCACATTCCACCACCATAGCCAAAACCATCACCATAGCCATAGCCACGATTACAATTCATATCCATTACCGGAACAATGCCAGTACCTTCCATCGTCATAATTATCACCTCATAATTTTATTATTTAAAGCCCTTGCGCGCTTAGAGCTTCAAACCAAATTGACTAATAAATTGCCCTGATTGCTGTTCATTCATTCCTTGTTGTGATGCAATATTTCTCACAATTTGCTGAATTTCTTCAGGACTTTTGCCTTGAGCCATTTGCATTACTTTTTGAAAAACAGGATTAGAACCAAACATATTTTGTATTAATCCCATTGGATTATTACTATTTTGCATCATTCCCATTATTTGCATTAGATTCGGAAACATTATTTACACCTCCCATTAAACGAGATTCCAACATTTTTACCTTTTCAGTTAATGCATTAAAATCTTGAACCGGAACATATTGAACATTTTGTTGAGCAACATTTTGAATTCTACGATATAGCTTCAAATCAGCAAGTCCATTATTATCTAATTGTTTAGTATAAATTTCACCATTTTGAACATTAACAAAAACAGTAATACTACCATCAAGCGGAATTTGAGCAGCTTTTGCTTCATCAATACATGTAACATATGAAAGCCTTGCAATTTGCTGAGATTGTTGCATAGTGTTTTGTTGAGTTGTAGCATAACCATTTCCATAATTATTACCATAACCACTCATACTATTTTGCATTGGATATCCGTAAAACATTTTAGCTTCCTCCGTTCTTTTATTATATTTATATTATAACATAAAAATAAGCCTACACAAAATCAGCTCGTAACCAATAATGTATAGGCTTATAATCAATATTTAATTTAATTATAACTATTTATCTTCACTTTCATTAAAAATACTTAACCTTGACTTAATATCTTCAGGAATTACATCTTTTTGATTCTTTAATATATCAAACATTGCTTTCCTTGATTTGCATAAGAAATTACTAGTCGATTCGTAAGTCATTCCTAATTCTTCTGCAATTTCATAAATTGAAGCTTCATCAACATATTTCATCATTAAAGCTTTTTCTTGTTTCTTCTTTAATCCAATGCCAGGAATAACAATCTTTAAAATAATTTTTGATAGCGTATTAAGCACTTTAGATAATCTGTCCTTTTTATCTGCCATGGCTATCTCCTCTTAACTCCTAATTTGACTTAATTATTTGAGTAAAGGCAGTAATTGCTGCACCAAGAACACCACCAATAAGCAACTGGATTATTGTCCTTTTATATCCTTCAAGTTCTTCAGAATCAGCATCCTCAATATCAGATATCCTTCCCTTTACTTTATCAATACGAGTATGCAACCGTTCTTGGGATTCCTTTGTTTGAGCAATTGACTTTTCAATTTGATTAGAAATATGTTCTAAATCATTTTTAATTAAACCAATCTTTGCTTCAACGCCTAAGTATGCTTTAGCAATTGATTCATCATTTTCAGCCAATTCTTCAATTTTTTTAGTGATTGATGCAAAATTTTGTTTTATGATTCGCATTTCAACATTCAATTCTGCAAGTTGCTTAATTTGCTGTTCTTCATTACTCATAATTTTTACCGCCTGTCAACAGAATTAGTATTGCCATTGCTTTTATAGAACATAATCCCATTGTCACCAGATTCAACAGAATTTGTTTCCGTAGTATATTCTCTGGTAATACCTTGCTCATAATCAAAAATATTCAGTAGTAACATACATGATAGTCAAACCCATAATTGCAACCAAAACAGATAGGAAAACTGCCAATGAAATTGCAGAACATTTAATAATTGATACGAGCCATTCATTACTTTTCTTATATGCAGCTGCATCCTTAGTTTTCCGGTCAATTTCCAACTGCATTTCTTTCATTTCTTCAACTTTTTTCTCAAGTTCTAAAAGCTCTTTTTCATCCATCATACCGCACTCCTTTATTTACATGGTATGTTCCACATTGCACCAATGAAATAATCATCGCCTGAACCACTTATACGTTTAAAACCAAAATATTCAATTCGATTATTTTCATACTTTAAACCTGCCATTTGGGAATTTTCAGTAAACCCAACACCTACTCCAAATTTTGAAGCATTTAATTGTTTTTTCCTTTCCGATTCCCTAATGCTTTCACTCATAATGCTCAATTGTTCATTTACAATCTCACTAACATCAATTTTAACTTCAGATTGTTTTTCTACAACTAATTTACCTTTTTCAAACTTACTTGATTCATTTTCAACAGAATCAAATTCATAAATTTTGCCATTATAACTAGTTGTAATTTTAGGAGAATTGTCAATTAATTGAACATCAACATCATTTTGATTTTCTTTAGGAATATAAGCAACTTCAGTTTTTTGATTTGTTTCAATTGGAATTGTTTTAATTGTTTCAATTTTGCTTTCATATTCTACTTTACAATCTGAATAGCCATTTGCATAACCTTCATCATAACTTGATTTTGCAACAACAGCTATTAAAATTATTAGCAAAATACTTAAAATTGTTTTTCCACTATCCATTATAGTCCTCGCAATTGATAATCAGTAATGCCCCTTGCGATAGCTTTAGCGAATAGTGTACGATTTTCATTTTTGTTAATGAACTCCTCTTCCCAAGGATTGCTAATAAAAATCGTTTCCAATAGGACAGCTGGAGCATTAGTATTGTTTAAAACATAAAATCCGGCTTCCTTATCAACATCACCATCTAAATAATCAGCCCTAACATATAAATCAGGAAATGTATTACTAACTTGATTCATAATATCAGCAGCTAATAAATCAGCATTTGTTTGTCCCCTACTTGTGAAGATTTCCGTGCCATTTGCATCTGGACTAATAGCAGAATTGCAATGTACACTAACAAAAATATCACAGAGGTTACTATTACTAACATAACAAATTTCAGCCAAGCTATCACTTTGGATATAAACAACTTCAATTCCTGCTTCCTGCAAGTAAACTTTGACCCTATCACAAATATCCTTTACAACATCAGCTTCATGTGTGCCATTTGGGCCAATTGCTCCTGGGTCAATTCCTGGACAATGGCCTGGGTTTAAACATACTTTCATAATATCATAATCCTTTCCAACTATGGTATGCACCAATTGCAAAACCAACTAATAATGCTCCCCAAAATGTTGCCCAAATATTTTTGCTTAAAATTGCTTCGCATTTTGCAACAAATTTATCAAACATTTATTAATCCTCCTTTGAAATAATTTTACCAACTTCTCCTGGTTTAGTGTTATATTTTGAGTTTATAAATTTATTCACAAGTTGGCCAAATGCAGCCGTTCCTGCAGCTGCTGTAAACTCACCATAATTCCCCCAAGAATGATTTGTAAGTACCAGGTATATGGTAACAATAATCCATACCACCCAACTAATCACAGAGATAAATCTCGTTAACGAGAGGGTGTTGCCTTCCTTCAACATTTCTATTAAACTACCCATTGAATCACCACACTTTGAATTGGTTTATATAATTATTATATAACATTTTCATAATCAAGTAAATAGCTAACGAAAATATTTTTGTTCATCTACAATATACACTATTCTTCAATTAACTTCCAACCTGCAGGATATCCATCAGGACTCCAAACATTATTATCAATCAAACTTTCATATACTTTCCCATTATACTTTACCTTGTCGCCTTTCATATAGGGATTGGTTGAAGATGGTTGTTCCCACTCTAATATTTCTCCCTCACTTGTCAGCACTTTTGCAAATAAAGAAGGCGCAGAAGTTGGTGTCCATCCTTCTTGAGATGTATGGTTTTGTAATACTTTATAAAGTACATCATTATATAATACTTTATCGCCTTTTACATACTCTTTACTATTTCCACTCCAATGCGGAAATAGTTCAGGTACTTTTAATGCCGCTCCATCACTAATAGAACGAATTTTAGTTTGATAAGTATTCTTTATTTCTACTAAATCATCATCTGCTAAATTCATCATCATAGCATTTACTGCTAAAGTTTGTAATTCATTTTTTACTGCCGCCGCTTCTTGCTCATCTAACTCATCTTGTGTTGGTACATAAGGCGGCTCTTCTTCATAAACTACTTCACCATCTACTTCCTTGCGTATATGAACTTTACCGTCTATATTTCCTAACAATAATTGATAATCTTCTTCTGATACTTCTTCAAATCCATTATCTAATAAATTTTGTATTTCTTCACTTGTTTTTTCTTCGTAAACGTAAGTCTCCCCACGTCTACCTGTTTCATCGAATTTAATTAAGTAAGTCATATAGTTCTCCTTTTCATAGAAAATACCACTGGCTTCACCATCCAGTGGTGGGTAGGGAATACTGATGCTACATATAGAAGCATTACTTATCCTAGAAGTTTTTCAACTTTGTATTATGCAAATGTTATAGCGTCCAGCAACTGCGAAACATTTGTTACAGGTGTTAGTAATACCAGTATTAGTTTTTGCCTATGTAATGGTTACAATGATGATCGCTGGAGCGGTTCACAGCCTTGTAGGCTTTATGCTTGTGGCTTGACTTAACTTATGCCAAACGCTACATACCTTTGTCCTTGTCCTGGTGACCCAATGGTGAAACCATTGTTAGAGATAGATGTTACAGTTACTTGGTCCTTATATAATTGTTCACCTTTATTGTTATTAGCTTGCATTACAACCTGAAACGCTGTTGTAAAAGTGCGAGGAAAGGTAGTTGTATCGCCCCACTGGATGGTGAAGCCAGTGGTATTTTCTCGCGCCCAGCCGTTTGTACCTTTACTGATTGACCAGTTACTTGTATTGGTGTCTTGTATGTTTAGCGTTATTTTACTGCCGTCTTTTTTGGTTAAAGTAATGGTTTTGCCCGATATGGACGCACCTGTAATTGGATTTCCGTCTAATGAGTCAATCGCTTGTGCCACCCTTAACGGCGTCATAAACTTTGTGTTATTAGTTCCTGCCTCAGCTTCTGCTTCACTAGCAATAACAGGTTCGGGTATGTCAATAGTTACATTACCATTTGTCGGTTTTATTCCATTAACACTTTTAACTGCACTATTACTTAAATTAGTTAAGTCAGATTGTTTAGCTAATTGTGTCCAAGAAGGATTAGTATTATTAGTAACATGGTAATGAGTGACATATATTATTTGATTCGTGCCTGTAAAATGAAATATAGTAATATCTTCTGTAAGTCGAGTAGCTATAAAGTTACCATAACTTGCAGGGTATATATCCGCAAAATTTTGTGCTTCAGAAACATAATACTCCAATACACTGTTTATTGGTAATGCGGAGTGAATAGAAGCAAAAGTTTCCTGCCCAGGCGTTATTCCTAATTGTTCTAATGAAGTATAAGTAGTTAAATTAGAACCACCACCTGCACTTGCAACACTATCATCAACATACTTTTTGGTTACCGCCTGCGTGTCGGTAGTAGGAGCGGTAGACGGTAAGTAAATCGGTCCTGTTACCGTGCCACCTGCCAGGGGCAAGAATTCACCTTGGCCAGCTTCTATGGTGATATTCTGCGTCCCGTCGAACGGTACGCCGTTAATAGTGCGGGCAGTGGCAAGTTTCGTAGCTGTATTTGCATTGCCCAGCCATTTCGCAACGCCGACATTTGTTATTCGCGCAAATTCAAAGGCATTATGCGAAAGGATTGCTGTTTCACTTTCGTTAGTAGTTATGGATGTAGACGCAGTATTATTGCCAATTCTGAAATAGTGTCCAGCGTTTTCTGTCGCAATATAGTTTAACGCCCCTGTTGTGCTAGATATAATATTCGCTTGTACTGTTGCTGATTGGGGTTTGTTGCCTAAAATAATTTGTCCTCGACTGCCTGCTGTTGTGCCACTTGATACAGCAATGTTTGCTCTGAAAGTATTTAAAGCTGTATAGGTATTTGCTTGATTTAGTAAGCCTACTTCATCAGTACAAGCAATTTCTCGCCATGCAGTCCAGCTACTATTCTCGTGATAAAAACAACGCCAATATGTCTTTGAAGTTACATAGCTACTTCCATATGTTCGATAAATTTGAATTAAACTTGTTCTAGGGGCATTGAATCCAATCAATACACTTAATACACCGCTTCTTGGCGTTGCATCATTATAGCTAGTAGGGACATTTGCTATTGTTTCTGCTTCTATATTGCTTTGTACTTGATATTCGCCAGGAGTTTTATAATCGTTAAAATCACTATTTGAAGGGATAAAATTCGTTATGTTTAAATATTTAGCCGAATTTACATCTCCGTTAGCTACTGCATCTGCAATACTATCATCTACATATTTTTTGTTCGGCACATCATTATTTACTGTAGCAGTTTTGATTACTGTCAATTCCAGCCCATTTGCATTAGTATATTTACCCCACGGAGAATTGTTTAACGAACTAAATTCTACTGTGCCATCAGAATTATATACACTAGCAAAAGATGTTTGAGCACCACTTCTTAAATAGCAAGGTCTATAATCAGCGGCATACATTATTAAATCGCCTTGTTTGTTTCTGGCTATGGAAGGTGTTTGTTTACTACCTTCAGGTTGTTTTCCGAGCCATAAATAAGTTGATACATCACCAGGAGTGGTAGCACTGCCCCATATTGTTAAATTTGCATTAAATATAGCACTACCATTCCAATAGTTATTGCCTGTCCATGTGTTATTGCCTGCTAATTTGCCATAGGTCGTATGAATATTATTGCCATTAATATCAGCTAATGCTTTTATTGCTGTACCCGCTGCATATTCTTGAAATGCGTCCATTGTGCCTAATTTAGTATCATCTACGACTTGATATTGTACTGGAGGAGTAACTCCTATTATCATTACAGTATCGCCATTTTGAACATCATCAACAGTTAAAGCAAGCATATCTGTAACAGTATCAACCTTTATAACATTATCCAAGCCTGCTGGAGGAATATTAGAAATATCTAATTGTCCTTTTATACGAGTGGCATCAATATCACTGGTATTTACATAATCAATTAAACTATTTATATATTTGATAAATGCCAGTCCGGATAATGTTTTCGTTATTTTCTCAAACATTTTCAGTAACTCCTTCCACTAAATCATAAATACATAATCTACCTGCAAAAGGATAAATTGCTCTTAATGTAACTGATTTATCAGTCATAGTATTAAATTCCATATCCACGAAAGGCACTCTAATATATTGATTATTAGCTTCGTCCTTCATTTGAATATTTAAAATTGCTTTACCACTTGTATAAATTTCGATTGTATATGTATCCCCATCGGCGACCCATAAATCTTCTGAAATTTCATCAGTAAATTCAATGTAAGTACAACCAGTTAAAAAATTATTATACCAATCCTCAACCTGTTGTGCCTGTTCATTTACTTGTTCTGCCTTTTCATTTACATTAGTATTTTTCTCAATGATGTCATCATGCCTTGTTTGAATATCAACATAAATTTCATCAATTTCAGCTTTTGTTTCTGTTACAATTATTTGATTTGCTTCAGCTTTGCTTGCACTTAAACTTGCATTTAATTCAGACTTAGCTGCATTTGTTTCAGATTGTTTTGCATTTGTTTCAGATTGTTTTGCATTTATTTCTGACATACTTGCATGCATTTCTGACTCATCTGCTGCAACTGCACTGTCTTCTGCTTGTTTTGCATATTCTTGTGCAGATTCAGAATATATTTCTGCATCACCAGCAGCATTTTCAGCCCTTTGTGCTGCTTGTTCTGCAAGTTGGGTATTTTTGTACACCTGGTCTGCATAATTTGTGACTTCTTTAGCATATTCTTCAGCTTCACTTGCACTTTCTGCTGCATTTGCTGCTGCAGTTTCAGCATCCCTTTTTGCATCTAAAACTTGGTCAACAAATTGTTGATATTTATCAGGCGTCGGATCAGTTGATGGGTCACCTTCATAAAACCCAGAATCATATACTGTAATTTCTAATTCATTAGTTGTTGCACGATTTGTTTTACCAGACATACCATAACAACTAACAAACATTGTCCCTCCACCAACTAATGCTTCCCAAGGCACTTGATATTGAACCCCTGGCCTTACATCAGGAACATCATATGTTTTTCCATCCCTTGTAAACTGAACAACTTTTACATATTCATTCCATTCTTCAGATGTTTCTAATGTAAAGTATAAATACCCTTGGCTATCTGCTACAATTCTACTTGTCGCATAATAGCTAATATTTTGATTCATTATTCGCAATTGTAGCATAATTGCACCTCACATCAAACTTCAATATCATCAACACGTAAATAATAAGGCCAAACAATATGTTTAGGAAATGCTTCGTCACCACCATTATTTCCTAATGACATTTCATGTGTATGTGTTGCATCAATTTTTGCAATATATTCAGTTCTATTACTATCCGCATTACCTTCAGAACGTAAACTACCTTCTACAGCGGACACAATACCTGAAGTTGGAGACCAACCTAAAGTGGAAGAAGGTCCATTTCCATAGTAAGTATTTGAGCGAGAACGGAAATAACCTACAAGTTCTTTAGATGTGCTTACAGTTTGAATAGAGTGGTTATGGTGTTTATTCTGGTCAGCATGATATTCACCAGAATTTTGAGGATTTCCGCCTCTGACAAAACTTAACATTTTAGGGCATCTAAAAGTAGTACTTCCATCACCTAAACTAAACACACCAACTGATTCATATAATGCCGCCCTTCTTTGCCATTCTGTTTCAGAAACAACAGAACAATATGTACTTACAAAATCCCACAATGTAGGATATGTT